ATGTCCGACCTGTGTCGGCCGAAGCGTCCGGTCAGGGCCGAGAAGTCGCGTCAACGTATCGAGGAGCGCCGCCGCCGTCTGGCCGCCGCCCTGCGCGAGAACCTGCAACGCCGGAAGGATCAACTCCGCGCCCGCCGGGCCGAGTCGGCGGCCAGCGGGTCTCGACCAGAACCCGACGCCGACTAGTTGCGCCCGGCATTACCCGACACTTGAGGCGGGGCCCTCCATGAGCTAAAACCGGCGGCGGCGAAACGCGTCAGTCCGCACGGGCCGGCTGCATCGGCGCCGTCCCGGCCGGTGATTCCGGCGCACGAACACAAGGACTTCCCCATGGATCGCATCGTCGTTCGCGGCGGCAGGCCCCTCGATGGCGTCATTCCGATCGGCGGCGCCAAGAACGCCTCGCTCCCCCTGATGGCAGCCAGCCTGTTAACCGACGAGACGCTCACGCTTTCCAACCTACCGCATCTGGTCGACATCACCACGATGGCCCATCTGCTGGCCGAGTTGGGGGTCGACATCGCCATGAACGGCCATGCCCCCAACGGCGGCCATGCGGGCCGCACCTTCGAATTGACCGCCGGCGCCGTCGCCCACACCACGGCACCCTACGACCTGGTGCGCAAGATGCGGGCCTCGGTGCTGGTGCTGGGGCCGCTGCTGGCCCGGGCCGGGGCGGCCCGGGTGTCGCTCCCGGGCGGCTGCGCCATCGGAACGCGCCCCGTCGACCTCCACCTCACCGCCCTTTCCAAGATGGGCGCCGTCATCGACATCCGCGAAGGCTATGTCGAGGCCACAGCGCCGAACGGGCTCAAGGGCGCCAACATCGTCTTCCCGATGGTTAGCGTGGGGGCCACCGAGAATGCTCTGATGGCGGCCGTGCTGGCCGACGGGGAAACCACGTTGACCAACGCGGCGCGCGAACCCGAGGTGGCCGACCTCGCCCGCTGCCTCGTCGCCATGGGCGCCGACATCGAGGGCGTTGGTCGAGGCACCATCACCATCCGTGGTCAAAAGCGCCTGCATGGCGCCCAACACGCCGTGCTGCCCGACCGCATCGAGACTGGAACCTACGCCATTGCCGCCGCCATTTCGGGTGGCGACGTGACCCTGAAGGGGGCCCGCTTCGACCTTATCGAGGCCCTGGTCGAAGTGCTGCGCAAGGCCGGCGTTGACGTCTCGAATACGCCCGAAGGCGTGCGGGTCAGTCGTGTCAACGGGGCGCTGCGCGGCGCCGACGCCATGACCGAGCCCTATCCGGGGTTCCCCACCGACATGCAGGCCCAGTTCATGGCCCTGATGACGGTGGCGGAGGGCGCCTCGATGATCACCGAGACCATCTTCGAGAATCGCTTCATGCACGTGCCGGAACTTTGCCGCATGGGCGCCAACGTTAACGTCCATGGGGCTTCGGCCATCATACGCGGCGTGCCCCGCCTTTCCGGCGCTCCGGTGATGGCAACCGACCTTCGGGCCTCGGTATCGCTCATTCTGGCCGGCTTGGCTGCCGACGGCGAAACGGTGATCAACCGGGTCTATCACCTGGACCGCGGCTACGAACGCATCGAGGAAAAGCTGGCCGCCTGCGGCGCCGATATCGAGCGCATCGGCGAATAGGGCCGCAAAAAAGACCGAGTACGCAAGTAAAAGGCCGCGCGCCGACGATGACCGCCGTCGGCCTGGCGCCGCGCACGGATCCGATCTGTGAGCCGAGCTCGCGGCGCTGCCACCAGGACCCCCAGGCGATGGCGGATGCCTTTCCTAGGCCGCTTCCATTTCGTCGCCAACTGGAATTAGCCTTGGCAAAACGTTAGAATAACAGACGGTTTGGCGTCTTGTGGCGAGGAGGCGATCATGCCGACGTACTCCTACCATTGCGAAACCTGCGGCAAGTCCTTCGATATCGTCCAGAGCCTTTCGGAGCACGCAAAGACGAAACCCAACTGCCCGAAATGCGGCGGCAAGGAGGTGACCTGGGTGCCCCGCCCGGTCCAGGTGATTACCGGCAAAAAGAGCTGAAGGGGCGCAGGTGGTCGAGAGCGTTCCGGGACGGGAACTTCCCGTCTTGACGGTGGTGTGCGGGCGCAATAATGCTGTGCGGTCGATTCCCTGTAGGCGGGCCGATGGCCCGTCGGAATCGGCCGAGATCGGACGACGGATGAGCGTGCGCATCGGCAGGGTCAGGCGCGGTACGGCGTTGGTGGGCGGCAGTTTCGTGGCCGTTGTTGCGCTTGTGCTCGGTATGGTCGTTGCGATGTCGTCGGCGGTGCCGACCCCAATCGAGGGGCCGGCTCTGTTGGCGGGGGCTCCGGCCTTGGCCGGCACCAAGCTGCCCGATCCGCAGACGCGGGTCCGCAACGCATGGGCCTCGGTCCTCGCGTCGTCCTGCCGCTGGCGGACCTCCAACTTTACCCTCGCCGGACCGAATGTGGACGGGCTGGCGGCCGCGGCGCCCTGCCTTTCGGCCGGGCATGCCGTGCCGTCGATCCGGCCGGTCGGGCCCGTCGCGCCGCGGGCGCTGCCGTCCACGACGTATGCGTCGCAGGCGCCACCCCTTTTCGCGGTCTGACGTTCCAAGAAGAGAAATCCATGACGGAACGGGGGGCGGGGCCCCCCGCGCCCGCCGATCGGTGGCCGAGGCGACAGGCCTTGCCGTTGCCGGTCGGCATGAAAAGGGTAAAGACCATGTTTATCGTCCTAGGAGTCGCATCGCTTGTCGGTTGCGCGCTGCTCGTCGTCATCGGCCGGGCTGCCTTTGTGAGCCCAGAATGCCCGGAGTCGGCCCGACGTTTCGCCACCAGCGCCGCCTACCATGTCTTTCTCGCCACGTTCGCCGGGACGGGTATCGTCCTGCTGCTGCTTTTCCTCACCGGCTCTTCCGGCCTGAGCGGGATGCATATCGCCCTGAGCGCCGCGATCGTCGTTGCCGGCGTCTTCGCGGTCCGCGTCGTCCATCGGCGGGCGGTGCCGGCAGAGCACGAAATAGCCGCGTAAACGGCACACCCATCCGGTCAGGCCTGCGCAGGAGGGGGGGCGGATATTCCGCCCCCCCCCCTCCTCACTCTTTGCGGTTTTGCGGGCTTTCTGTAGCGCGGCACTTGTTTCTGGAGTCATTGTCACTTGAAGCTGGAGCAAAACAAAAGGGCCCTCTGAAGGGTGTTTTGAAACCCTCCTGAGGGCGCCTTGAGATGGCTCTCAGACGCCTCCAAGATCACAGGTGACCGGCTCGGATGCGGACATCGAGGATCTGCTCGGAGGCGGGGTTGTAATCGCATTCGTAGACGACCCGCTGCCAGGCCCCGAACCCATTCTGGAACTTGGCCTTGTCGCCGATATAAGTGACGACACCATTGCCGATGTCCAGCCACCGGTAGTGGGAGAACTTCGGGTCGAGCAGGCCGTCAATCCATTCGACGTCCCATTTCGCCATCTTCTCGACCATCCGATGGCAGGATGTGCTCGCACTAAAGAAGTGTTTCTCAGCCCAGCATGAGAGGTCTGATTTGCACGCCGCCTCGGCCGCCCTGGCCTCCTCTTGGCGCTTCTGCTCCTCGGCCGCCGCCGCGATCTTCTCGGCCTCGATCTTTGCGGCAGCTGCAACCAGAAGGGCCTGGTATTCGGCCTTGGTCGCCGCCCCGGCCTTCTGCGCCTCGTCCCTCTCGGCGGCGGTCGAGAATCCGGCCCTGGCCATCGCCGCCTCTTCCTCGGCCCGCTCGGCCGAATAAAGAACACTGCCCGCCACCGTTAGTCCAAGTCCTGCCACCAGCGCCACGGCGGACCGCTTGATCATCTTCACCCGACGCCCCTTCGCCGCAGCGGAATAGATCAGCAGTCCGGCGGCAGCCACCAGAGAAACCAGGCCCGACAATATCATCAGGATCGACATGCCTTCCCCCTTCACCTGCTCGTGCCTGAAATCATAGTCCCACCACCTGGGGGCGTGTAAAGAGTGGCGGCGCGCGCCCCGGCCCCCGCCGGCCGTCCGGCGGGGAAAGAACGACTATGGGATCATCAGCACCAGCGGCACACAGGCCCAGAAGGTGCCGCCGAGCACCAGCTCGCCGACCGCCGTCCAGCCGTCGACGATCGGCGGCCGGTTCCAGGCCGATCGCCAGAACCTGAACGCCAGGGGGTAGCCGATCCCGAACGGCCCGTAGCGCCTGACGGCGCCCCAGCCATCGACCGTGTGCCGGGCGGCGAAGAAGGCGGCGGTGGCCCCGGTCGCAGCGATCGCCGCCCACCAGGGAAGGGCCAGGAAGAGCGGCCACAGGAGGGCCGGCATGGCGGCAAATCGCCACCAGCGCCGGCCGCCCAGCCAGCCACCCAGCCAGCGCCGCCACAGGGCGCCGGCGACGAGGAAGGCGAGGCAAAGGAGGACGATCATCGTCATGCGTCCGGGATCGCCGCCTTGATCGCCCCGCAGTCGGCGTCGTAGGCGGCGAGCTTGGCGCCGTCGCCGCCGCGGGCGTCCTGCTCGGCCTCGCGCACCATCGGCTCCGGCCAGAAGTGCAGGTAGCACATGCGCCGCCTGGCGCCGGCCGAGAGGTTGGCGGGCAGTGTGGCCGCGTAGGCCTGGATCTGCTCGTTGGTCAGCATGTCAGTTCTCCACGTAGAGGGCCGGCGCCGCGACGCGCTGCGCCTTCACATTGTGGGTCGAGATCCGCATGTAGCAGTCGGTGCCGGAGGGCTGGCTGGAGACGTCGGCCCGGCCGCCAATGAAGGCGTAGCTGCCGTCGAAGGCCGCCAGCTGTTCGAGGGCGCCCTCGGTCCAGGTCGTGCCGCCGTCCCGCGAGAACTCGACCTTGATGTCGGTGCCGAGCACGCTGGTGCCCAACTCGTCCTTCCACAGGAGGAAGCCGGCCAGGGTCAACGGGGGCTGGGCGACGGAAACGGCCGCTGGATGGACCAGCGTCATGTCGGCGGCCGGGGTGAAGAGGTCCATCTGGACCTCGCCGATGTGGAGCGTGCTCGCGGCTCCGCTGACGCCCGTGACGTTGATCCTGTAGTGCGTGTAAGAGGCCGGCGACGCGATCAAGTATTCCTTGGCGACGCCGGCGGTCCACCCGGAGATCCCCGAGCGGGTATCCAGGACGTCCCAGGTGGAGCCGTCGTTCGATCCCTCGAAGGTCCAGTCCGTCGGATCGCCGATCGTCCCGCTTAAGGGAAAGACGCGGTACCGCCCGATGATCTTGGCGGCCGCGAACTGGTAGGCCAGCCAGCCCGTGAGCACCCCGTTCGGGGTCTCCCAGCCCGTTCCGGCGGCTGTGGTGCCGTCGAAGGCCTTCCAGGCCGGCCAAGTGCCGTTCTCGGCGGAGGCGCTGGCCACGCCGCTGGGGGTCGTGGGCCCGGTCATCGTCGGCACCTGGTTGCCCCCGTATCCGCCGCCGTTCGAATAATAGCCGGGAGGCCCCGCCGTATAGGTCTCGTCGGACGACGTCGCCCCCCACTCGTCGCTGGCCAGCTCCCACTGATAGCCGGCGATCAGGGCGCCGGAAGCGACCGAAGAGGCCAGCAGCAGGCGGGCGTTGGTGAGCGCGAGCTGGGCCAGGAGGGTGTCGGAAAAGGCCGGGATCACGGCCGGGTCGAGCTTGCCCGTCCCCGCCAGCACCTCCGGCACGTTGCCCGCCGCCGTGCCGACGTCGCGCTCGGCGGCGGTGCCGAGGTCCTGGGCGGCGATGGCGGCCAGAACCGCCTGACGAAGCTGGGTCAGGTCCGCTCCATTGGGAACCAGGCCGGCCCACGTGATGAAGTTGACGATTTCGCGGGCGGGATGCTCGATGATCGCGGCCGGAACGGCCGAGCCCTCCTGGCCGACGGCCGGGTTGGCGTCAACGTAGGGGTCGTTCGGATCGGCGGCGCCGATCGGCGCGACGTATTCCATGGTCAGGCTCCCTCATAGGACACGATGCAGGTGGTGTGGGCGGGCTTGCGGCGGGCCAGCAGGCATTCGAGGTCCTCGGCCCGGGTGATCTTGCCGAGCTTGTCGCCGGCCTGGCTGGCGCCGGCGCGGAACAGCGTGACGCGCGGCTCGGTGATCCGCACCCGCCAGGTGTGGCGGACCGAGGGGGCGCCGTTGAGCGCGTCGCCGCAGGACGAGGTCCCGCAGATGAACGGGCGGTACTCGTCGATCTCGGCCGTATAGCCGAGGGCGGCGATCATGCCCGCGAAGTAGGCGATCGACTGGCCGCCGGTGGCGGTGAGGCGCGCCACCACGGCGGCGCGGCGCTCCTGCAGCGTGGTGGCGATGCCGACCGAGCAGGCGTCGGGCAGGCCGCAGACGCGCTCCCAGTCGGCCAGCAGTTCGCCGGCGGTGCGGGGGTCGGCCTCCTCGATGAGGTCGACGGCGCGGTTGTGTTTGCGCGCCAGGCCGCCCGACAGGCCGCCGAGCAGCGCCGCCAACACCGTGTCGTTGCCGCGCGGCCAGGCGAACCCCTGGGGCAGCAGGGCCAGCAGCTGGCGAAGGTACTGGGAGACGGTCGCGCGCATCGGTCAGCTCCAGGTGATCGCGCCGAAGGTGGATATCTCGCCGGTGGCGGAGACGACGTCGGCGGCCGGGCTCACCAGGACGTGGTCGGCTTCCCCGGCGGCGATCGAGATTGCCTCCCTGATGTGGGAAAGCAGGATGGTGCCACCCGGCACCGCCTCGCGGCGGATGAGGTCTCTCAGCTCGGCCTCGATGGCGGCTTTGACGGTCGGGGTGGCCGGATCCAGTCCGGAGATCTCGAAGTCGATCGGCACCGCGACCGGCGCGACCACTGTCGGGTCGGCGGTGACCGGCCGGACGTCGTCGATGTAGACCTGCAGGGCCGCGACGTCTTCCGGCTGGGGAATGCCGTCGGCATAGGCGTCGTCCATCATGAACCGGATCGTCAGCGTGCCCTCGCCAAGCTCCAGCGGATAGACCCAGGCGCGGGTCACGTCGATCCCGTGAACGTTCTTCTGTTTCGCCCAGTCCAGGTAGTCTTTCCGGGAGCCCCCGTGGGGCGGCTCCTGGATGCGGTCCAGCAGCCTGGCGCGCAACGAGCTGTCGGCCTCGGCATCGGTGCCCCCGACCATGCCGCCCGCGGCCACAACGGCGGCCGACTGGACACCGGCAATCGGCGACGCCAGGTTGAGCGCGACGCCGGCGACGCTGTTGCCGGATTCGCCGGGCTCGCTCGCCGCCGCGGCTGCCGTGGCGACGCCGCCCACGATCGTCGCTTCGGCCGTGGTGACGAACTCGGCCGCGTCACCCCGCAGCAGAACCGTCCCGGCCGGAATGACGGCGCCGCTTGTCCCGCTAAAGGTGACGTTGCCGGCGGCCGGCCAGGCCGGCTTGCGGCCGATGCCCCAGATCCCGGCCCACCGCTCCAGGAACTCGGCTTCCGCGGTGTCCGGGAAGACCTGGTTGAAGATGAAGGCGACGAAGCCGTAGAGGCCATGCAGGGCACCGGCCATGGTGCGGGCCAGGACGTTGAGAAACGACCGGCGCAGCTGCGAATCCGCCCCCGGCAGCCGGCTCTCGATGTCGGCGCCGATCTGCTCGTTGATCTGGGCCAGGGTCGGACGGCTGAAGGGCATCTAAACGGCCTCCCAGAGCTGGTTGAAGCGGAACTCGACGGAGTCGCCGGTCGGCTTGGCGACGACGATCCGTTCGCCCAAAAGGCCGCGGCAGATCCATTCCACCTCGACGCTGACAGCCGCGGCGATGCCGTCGTCGATCAGCCACTGCAGGGCGGCCTGATCGGCCTCGCGGATCTTCTCGGCGGTCTCGGCGGTCTGCTTTTCGCGCATGTACAGCCAGCGCTGGGATCCGATCTTGTCGCCGTCGACGCCGGAAAGAAGGTCGCCCCACCAGCCGCGCCGATCGGCCTCTCCGGCCGGCAGCTCGACGTCATCTTTGGCGCGGGCGTCGGTGAACAGGCTGATCACCACCGCCGTGCGAATGCCGGGCTCGGCCTCCAGATCGGCGCCGACCTGGGCAATGTCGCCGGCGAGCAGCTGGCCGTCGAAATCGAGCAGGATGTCGACCATCACGCCGCCTCCGGGTGATCGCTGGGGATGCTGGGCGGGGCGAGGCCATGCTCGTCGGCCGTGATGGTGGCACCGGTCGTATAGGTATCGTCGTGCCAGTCGGTGCCGCCCTGGTGGGTGCGGCGCTCGCCGAGGCCGGCGACGTCGGTCTGCACGTAGTCGCGGCCGTGGATCTCGACGCCCCTGCCGTCGAGGCGGATGATGCCGTCCGTCTGGCACAGGAGGTTGAGGCCCTTGATGACGATGCCGTTGCGCGTCAGGTGCACGACCTGGCCCTGATCGTCGTAGAGCGCGGCCTCGCCACCGGCCAGGCCGCGCAACCGATACCGCCGATCTTCGACGCCGATCACCAGGCAATGGGCGCGATCGCCGCCGACGGCCGCCAGAACCGCCTCCGCGCCGGGGTGCGGATGGCTGGTGAAGCCGTATTCCTGGAAGCGCTCGACCCTGTCCAGCACCTCGCCCTCGAGGCCGACGAGCTGCAGCTGCTGAACCCCGTAGGCGTCGTCGATCAGCTTGACGACGGCGCGCCCGATCATCAGGAAGACCCGCCTCTTCAGGGGGGCGAGGATCTTGGTGACGGTGCGGATCACAGCATCCATCCCTCGCCCTCCTTCTTGTCGGTCTTGACCAGCAGCTGGAAGGCGCCAGGCGGCATCATCGTCAGCCGGGCGACCTCGCCGCCTTCGTCCTTGGTCAGCACGACGGCGGCGACCAGCATGTCCTGGTTGACGCCCAGCCAGTCGTCCTGGACCGCGACGATCCGGTTGGGCTCCCACAGCGGACCGCCGGGCGTCTCTTCCCACCCCTGGACGGCCATGCTCACTCGGCGGGCCCGAGAAGCCCGGACATTGGCCTCCCACACCGCGCGCTCCTGCGAGGCCTTGCGATCGGCCGCCTGCTCGGCGAGCAGCACCAACGGGCGGTAGCGGCCGACGCCACCATCCTTCGACTCGCCGAAGATCCGGCTGGTCTCCTCGCCGCTCGCCTCGTCGTCGATCCCCGGCTTCTGGCTCTTGACGACGTAGCGGGAGTGGCGGTCGCGCCAGGAATACGCTCCGTCCGCCTCGAGGATGTTCTGACCCCTGACCAAGCGGACGCCGGCGCGCGACGTTCCGGCCCGGGTCAGGATGAGACCGCCCTTCGAATCGCTGACCGGCAGGACGCCGCGCATCCTGCAGGCTCGCTCGATCGCCTCGAAGGCCGACTCGCCCTCCTCAATGCGGAACCGCCGAAAGACGGCGCCCGTCGAGGTGGCCGCCGCGACGGAAATTCCGAACGGCCGACACAGGTCGGCGACGATCGCCTGCAGGCTGCAGTCGCTCCACTCGCCGGTGCCGTGGACGGCCGAGCAGTCGACCAGGTCGCCCGTCGCGTCGCGGCCGGCCACGTCCACGGCATGATGGGTTGCGTTGTAGGACGGATTGACGTCGTCGACGTGCCCGGTGATGACCGTGGTGGCGCCGATCCGCACCGTGCAGCGATGGCCGGGCAGGATTCCCCGCCAGGCTTGCTGGCCGGGCCACCGCTCCGAGACGCCCAGCGTGAACGTGCCGGCGATCTGCTCGATCGACCGGGTTACCTGGACCAATTTCCATCCGCCGTAGACGGTGCCGTTGACCAGCAGGGTAAGATCAGACACGGGTCAGCACCTCCAGCGTCTTGCCGCCCGGCACGAATCCGGGATGGCGCAGCCGGTTGCGTGCCGCGATCTCGTCGGCCTGGCCGGCGTCGCCGTACAGCCGATAGGCCGTCACCAGGCACGGCTCGGTCGCCTTCGGCGTCGTGCTGACCACCTGTGCCAGCCCGGGGGCCCGGGCGTTGGTGTCCCGGACCATCGCGGCCCGGACGTTGGCGAGGCCCCGGTAGACCGGATCGGACGCCGTTTCCATCTCGCCGTCCAACCGGCCGCCCAGCTCGTCGCGCAGGTCGAAGGCTTCCCGCTGGTTGGCGAAGGTGACGTTCGGCACCGACCGCGCCGCTTCGATCAGGGCGGTGCGGCGAACGAGTGCGACGGTGACCTGCTGGTTGGCGGCCTGCTGGATTCGGGTCGACGTGGTCTCGGGAATGGGCGCGATGTCGTCTCCGAAGGACGCCAGGCTGGTGAGGGCATTCACGCGGTCTCGCCCCGTCCCTGCCTCGCCGGCGGTGCTTGCCACCAGTCCGGTGATGCGGCCGGCCAGGGTTGCCGGCGTGCGCACGAGCTGGCCGGCCTGGCTGGTGAGGTCGGCCGCCGCGATATTCGATGTCGACGACGCAGACGGTCCCCCCATCGACAAGATTGCATTGGCGGCCTTGCCGACCAGGTCGACGGCCCCGTCAGAGACGAACCCCGGGCGGCCGTCGACCGAGAAGGTGTCGGCGAAGTCGCCTTCGACGGCGGCGATGGCGTCGGTCGAGGCGATATCGACCGCCGTGCCGGTGTCGGCCGAGGCCACCGGATAGCTGTTGTCGCCGGCGTCGACGAAGGAAAGCGAGAAGCGGGCCAGCCGCCCCTCGTCGCTGGTCTCCCTCAGCTGGCAGCCCGTGCAGGCCACCGAAAGGGTGCCGAGGTAGGGGTGGATCAGCTCGCCGGCGCCCGCCTTGGCGCAGGCGTCGATGAGGGCGTCGCGGGCCGCCATGTAGTCGGCACCGATGACGTAGGCTTCGATCGAGAACTCCCTCGTCTTGCGGCCGAGGTCCTCGGGATAGGGATTGTCGCGTCCGGGGTACTCGTGGGTATGGACACGGCGGCCGGCGACGTCGGCCGAATGCGACGCCACCTTGAACGCCGCGCCGCGGAACGTCGCCGGACGAAGTTGATCCCGCCAGCCCATCACGGCCCCGCCATGGCATAGCCGGCGTCGACGTCGATACCGAAGCCTGGCGTGTCGGACTTGACGTCGCGGATCCGCATGTTGGGCGGCGCGTTGGCGAAATCGACCTTGATGGCCCCGCCGACCTGGTTCTGCCGCGGCGACAGCGCCGAGGCAACCGGCTGGGCAGACATGCCGGCAGCGCCGCCGTCCCGCTGGCTGGGGAGGCCTGCGCCGCCCATGCCCAGCTTTTCCTTGACCCAGTCCGGGAGCCAGTTGGTCAGCTCCGCCACCGCCTGGCCCAGCCAGGCCGTCAGGTCGCTCCAGCGCTGGGCGATGCCGTCGGCCAGGCCGCCCACCCATCGGGCGCCGATCGCCGAAAGATCGATGCTGTCGAGGAAGCCGGTGACCATGGCCACGCCGTCCCGGAATGCGCCGGCGACCTTCTCCCAGATGTCCGTGAAGAACTCGGCGACCTCTTCCCAGTTTGCGTAGACCCAGGCCGCGCCGGCGGCCAGCGCAGCGAGCAGGATGAGGACCAAACCCAGCGGCGACATCACCAGGCCGAGGCCGGTCGCCATGACGCCGAAGACCGTGGCGAGGGCGCCGATCGCCAGCAGCGCCGGGCCGGCGGCGGCCGCCAGGGCCGCGATGACGAAGACGATCTTGGTCAGCCCAGGGTGCTCCTGGGCGAACGCCTTGAAGCCCTCGGTCACGCTGCCGATGAACTCGATCACGACGTCCATCACTGCCTTGAGGTCGAAGGTCTCGACCATTTGCTTGCCGATCTCGCCGAGCGCGATGATCACGTTGTCGCGGAGCGTCGAGAACAGGCCGCCCAGCGTGCCGGACTGCTTGTTCATCTGATCGAAGAAGATGCCGCCTTCCTCGCTCATCGACTGCAGCGCGTCGGCGAACGTCTTGAACGAGATCCGGCCGGCCGAGGCCAGCTCGAAGATCTCCGACTTGGAGCGTCCCAGCTTCTTGGCCAGCACGTCGATGATCGGCACGCCCTGGTCGGAGAGCTGCAGCAGCTCCTCCGTCATCGCCTTGCCCTTGGCCTTGGCCTTGCCGAAGATCGAGGCCATGTTCTCCAGCGGCACGTTGGCGCCCGCCGCGATGTCGCCCAGGAACTTCAGGCTCCCCATGACGTCGCCCTGGGCGACGCCGAAGGACAGCAGTTGCTTGGCGGCGGCGCCAATCCCCGCCAGCTGGAACGGCGTCTTGGCCGAGAAGTCGGCCAGCGACTTGACCATCGCCTTGGCCGCGTCGGCCCCGCCCAGCATGGACTGGAAGGAGACCTCCAGCGTCTCCATATCGGCTGCCGCCTTCAGTGCGAAGCCGCCCAGCAGGCCGAGCGGGGCGGTAATCCGGGCGATGGCCGACCCGCCCATGTCGCGCGGGGGCGGGCGGGGGGGGGCGGCCCCCCCCGCCACCGTCCCCAGCTTTTCGCGGATGCGCCCGAGAGCCGCCGACAGCCGCTCGAGGTTGGCCCGCCGGGTGATCCCGGCGAAGGCCTGGCCCATCTTGCGGACTGGCGCTGTGACCTGGTCGATGGCCTGGATGACCATCTTGAGAGTGAACTCTTTGTTCATCGGTCAGACATCCAAGACAATGTGCACGTGCGAAGGCCCAGCCGCGCATGGAACCCTGGCAGGGTTATTGGAGAGTGGCGCCTGCCCAGGTTGGCGGATCTGCCAGCCCGTTTCCGTTCCGCAGGGGCATTCTCTTTCAGCATAAGCCAGCACCTGGGCGTTGCTCCAATCGGCAGGCACGCACACCTGGATGCTCAGACCGGCTTGCCGAAGAACCTGTGCGCTCATGAGTCACCTCGGTCCGCTGATCTTCCCCTGCACCCGCCGCACTCCCTCGTGCCAGCGCAGAAGCTGGCTCACCTTCAGCCGGGCCAGCTCGGACGGGGGGAACCGGAAGCAGTAGGCTACTTCTTCCTCGAGCTCTCTCCAGTTCGGAGGAACCCGGGAAAAAAACCCAGCACCGCTTGGCCGACTGCCGGCAGGTCGCCGATCTTGATTTTCTTCGCCGAGCTGGTCGGGATCCCCGCCATGTTGGAGACCAGCTTGTGCAGGTCGCCCAGGTTGAGCCGGACGCTTTCGTCGCCCTTGACGGTGATCTCGATGCCTTCGAGGGCGCCGAGATCCGGCTCGTCGAGTTCCAGCTCGCTGAGGGTCTTGCCGTGCGCCTCGATCGGGCTTTTGAGCGGGACGGTGACCTTGCCCATCACTTCACCTCTTCGGCGCCGAGGCCCTCGAAGCGGACCTGGATGTTGGCCTCCTCGGTGCCGACCGTGCCTTCGCCCGCGTACCAGGCGTCGCGCAGGAGGACGGTCTTGCCATTGGCCAGTTCCAGCGTGACGGTGACGCCGTCGAGGTTGAGTAGCGCCTCGACGTCCAGATCGGCGCGGTCGGTGATCTCGCCCTCGATGAAGGGGACCTGGATCTTCTCCATGTAGCCGTGGATCTTGTCGGCCCCGACGATCCCTTCGCGCTTCGGGGCACCGAGGTTGTAGGTGAAGTTCCCCTTGGCGTCGTATTGCGTCGAGTCCACCTTGAAGAAGATGGTCCCGGCGCGGCGGTTCGGATTGGGCATGATTCGAAGGCTCCTCTTTCAGGGGTTCGCTTACAGCAGGAACCCGATTTGTACGCCGCCGACGCGGAACTGGTTGACCAGGTCGGGCGGCAGCATCCAGTCGAGCCGGTTCGGATCGGCCGCGTTGCGCTCGCAAATCAGGTCGGCCTTGAACTGGTCGATGTTCTCGACGAGCCCCTGGGTTTCCCAGACGCGGAAGCGAGCGATCGCCTCGGCCTTGCCGACCTTGGGCGTGATGATCGCCTGGCCGACGCCGTAGCGGGTGCCGTCGTTGGCCAGCTTGTGGCGCGGGTACTTGCGCAGGATGTAGTTGCGGAAGTCGTAGCGCAGGTAGCCCAGCGTCAGCGGCGTGTTGACATCCAGATACGAGATGTCCTCGGCCCCCTGGGCGTTGACGGTGTAGGTCGTGATCAGCCGCTGGATCCGCACCACGCCGCCGGCGTCGACCAGGTGGGTCGAGATGCCGTCGAACAGCAGGAGGTTGTTCTCCTGCATGGTGAAGCGGTCCTCCTGCCAGGGCGCCATGACGCTGGTCAGCTCCAGCGTCTGGAAGGGCCTGGCCGGGTCGATGTTGCCGTAGTAGGCCACCTTGCCGGCCACCGCGGCGGCCCACTCATACGACGGCGTCGGGCTGCCGGCGGCGTTCATGATCGACAGGTGCGGGCTGTTGCGCGAGTCGCCCAGCGTGCCCAGCTCCGCATGCGTGCCCCGCGCCGCGGCGAAGGCCATGCCCTCGATCATCCGCATCGGCCCCCAGCGGTCGGTCAGCTCGGTCTCCAGGGCCGTCAGGTTGGCGGCGTCGGTGTAGGGCATGGTGATGACGCTGTAGTGCTCGTCGCCCACCGTCGCCCAGACGCCGGCGATGTCGGGGTTGGTGGCGCCGTCGGCCATCGCGGTGATGGTCAGCGTCAACCCCGCCGGCAGTTCCTCGCCGTCGTAGTAGCTGTGCCGGATGTCGATGCCATTGCCGGCCTCGCCCTTGTGGCGGGCGGTGAGGTCGACCTGGGTGGTGTCGACGCCGTTGACGACGGCGGTGACCGGAAGGTCGGTGGCGGCGGCGATCGCCTCCTGCATCGCCGTGGCCACCTCGGCCAGGGTATCGCCGGCGGCGACTCCGACCCGCACCCGGCGGCCGCCGATGTAGAGGTTGATGGTGCCGGCTGCCGTGACGCCGCCGACCTTGACCGTGCCGGTCGCGGCGACGCCGGCCGCGTCGTCGTCGAGGGCCACCGCCCAGGTCTCGGTGAAGCTGTTGTTGGCCAGCTGGCGCTCCAGCATGTGGGCGAGCATGGAGCCGGCGCCGAAGTAGTTCTTCGCCTGGGCCGCGCTGGTGACTCGCGTCGGAACCAGTTCGGCGACCGTGCCGGCCGCCAGGCGCTGGCCGATCACCAGGCAGCGGTAGGGCATCAGGGCCGGGCCGCTGACCGCCCGCGAATTGTCGAACTCGACGTAGACGAAGGGCACCCGGATGTTGGTGGGGATGGCGTTGAAGCTGATCGGCATGGCTTAGGCTTCCTTGTTGCTCGCCCGGCGGCGGGGCCGCCTGACGGCCTCCTGCTGGGCATCGGGTTCGGTTTCGGCAGACGGGCGGGCTGCCGGCGCGGCGGCGCTTTCGTCGTCGGTCAACACCAGGTCACCGGCGCGCAGCCGCCGGGCGATGTAGTTCGTGGCGGCGACCGCCTCGCCCTTTTCGGCGATGTGCCGCCGGCCGTCCTCGGTGCGCACCTTGATGCCGGGAGCCGGCCTGACGGAAACCTTGATCATGCGGGTTGCTCCAGTTGGAGGGTGTCTTCGGCGTCGGTCACGCCGTCGACCGGTGCCTTGTCCCACTTCACGTTGCCGATGACGAAGTCGTCGATCGCTTCGACGCCGACCTCCACCGAGCGCTGCGTCTTGAGCCGCATGGTCACCCCGTGGCACAGCACGCCGGCGAACATCACCGGTCCGCTGTCCTCTCCCTGCAGGCCGGCCTCGCCGTCGACAGCGGTGGTGTCGACCGCGCCGCCGATGGTCTCGTCGTTCCGGAAGGCGTCGCACAGGGCATCGATGACGTCGTCGACGGCAAGCTCCGACTGGGCGTCGTCGTCCAGGCTGAAGAAGCCGCGGATCCGCCAAGTCTCGACGAGGATGTCAAAGGTGCTGGCGACGCGGGTTTCCGACCAGGCGACGCGCCGCACGAACCATCCGGCGACCTTGCCGTCCTGTTCGTAGAAGGCCCTGAAGTCCTTCTGCGAGACGGCATAGCGTTCGAACTGATGAACCTTGGCTGCGGCCGAAGCCGCCGCCAGCTTGCCGGCGATCGCCTGGCGGATGTCACGATGGCTCATTTGCCACCTCCCAACCGCTCGGCGATGCGCTCGCCCGCCTGCCCGAAGAAGCGCTGGACCTGGGGCTCAGAGGCTTCGAAGGCCCGTTCGAAGGCGTGGGCGCCCTCGGTGCCCTTCCTGGCGATCTTGCGGGCGATGGCGAAGCCGACGCCGCGGGCCTGGTCCGGCGGGATCCCCAGCTTCATCTGCGCCCAGTCGGCCAGCGGCTCGATCGGCGGCATGTGGGGCTTGGTGCCGAGCTCGAGGGGAACGGCGTAGCTGAGCGGCGAGCCGACGACGCCCAGTACGGCGGCGGCCATCACCTGCGGCTCGCGCGCCGATATCGACCCCTTGAACCCGCCGCCGCCGCCGATGCCGACCGGCGCCAGCTCCTTGGCCTCGCGCTCGAGCAGCAGTTCGGATTTCCAGGCCGCCGCGGTCAGCTCCTCCTCGACGATGGCGCGGGCGCCCTCGAGGCCCTCGACGGCGGCGGCGATCGGCTTCACGTCGATCCTGATGTCGGGGCGGCCGCTCACCGGTACCTCCCGCGATGGACGATGCGGTCGTTGCCGCGGCTGTCGTTCATGTCGAGGTTGACGACGGTGCCGGAAGGGACGGTGCGCTTCGGGTCGATGCCAAGATGGTCGAGGTAGGCCTGGCGCAGCGTCTTGGCGCGCCCGGCATAGTCCCGGCTCTTCGACTGCCAGTCGACGGTGGATGCCGGAATCGTCGGCTGGCGGTCGCCGGCATAGAGGCTGGCCAGCTGCTCGAGGCAAAGGGCGGCCGCCCAGCTCGCCACCGCCTCGCGGTCGGTGACGGGCACGGTGTCGCCGCCGGCGTCGACGGCGTGTTTGACCGTGAACTTGACGATGACAGTGGTATCGGCCGCCAGGGCCAGCTCGAGGCGGATCCGCTCGCCGGCGAGACCCAGCTCGACGGCGCCGTTGATCGGCTGCGGATCCTGGCCGTCCGAGAGCGCGAGGCCTCGCAGCCGGCTGAAGTTCGCCTCCCAGCCCTCGGGAAGCGGCAGGAAAACGCCGCCCGCGGCCGTGACCTCCTCGATGGCCGGCACCGGCCGATCCGTCGAGTAGCGCACCACCGCCAGGCCGATCGCCGCGTCGCGCTCGTCCGTGGTGATGGTGCCGCTCTCGTCGCGGACCAGGCTGTCGACCAGGTCTTGGAAATCACTGAGTGCCACGGGCGGCTCTCCCCCTTCGTCGGCTGGCTTGGCGGCCTACCTTCGGATGATGGTGATCAGGATGTCGACGTCGTCCCAGGTCGGGTTCGTGCCGTCGAGATCCAGGTCGATGGTCAAGACGCTCTCGTCGGCGATGGTCGGTGCGGCCAGCGTTCCCTCGGCCACCGTTCCGGCCGTGATGGCGATCGGCGCCGAGAGGATGGTCGTGCCGTCGTCCTGCACATCGATGGCCAGGGTCGGATCCTCCTCGCTGACCCTGAGGGTGTGGCTGTTGAAAGCCGTGGCGATGGCCTCGGCGTCGGCGATCGACAGCTTCGCCGCCTCCGGCGGCCGGTCGCGGGGCGGCCACTCGTAGACGGGGATCGGCCAGTACTTGGGATAGCCGCGCTTCACCATGCACAGGTTCTGCGCGTCGGCGTACAGGCAGACGTCGCCCAGCTGGAGCCACCAGTCCTCGGGCAGGAAGAAGGCCACCTCGCGGCCGTCCGTGCGGGTTCCGATCATCGGCATGGCCGCCTCCTATGCCCCAACCTGCAGAGCGGTGCCGAGCCGCTCATAGGCGGCCTTGATGTGCTTGATCGTGCGCGGCTCGCTGGCGCCGGCGGCGAGCATGGTGGCGAGCTTGAGAACCTTCGTCATGCCGCGTAGGGCGCCGGGCTTGCCGGCGATCGCCTTCAGCAGCTTGATCTCTTCCTTGTCCGTGACGCCCCAGGCCTTGATCAGCGCGCACATGTCGCCGGCCTTCGGCTTCGCCTGGTTCTTGCGCATATCGATGCGCGAGAAGAGCTGCGCGAAGCCGGCGGAGCGCCCCTCCCCCTCCAGGCGGCTGTAGACCGACTGGTTGCCGAGCAGCGCGATGCCGAGGCCGTAGAGGTCGTGCAGCGAGCGGAGCTGGTCGAGCGCCTTGGTGTCGAGGTGCTGGGCCTCGTCGATGATGAGGAGGCCGCCAGCCCCCTGAACCTTGCGGCCGATGGCCTTGGAAAGCCGGGTCTGTACCTTCTCACCGATGCCCATGGCCTCGGCGATGGTGCCCAGCATCGGATAGACCGAGTGGGTGCAGGGCTCCATGGTGACCAGCCAGACGCAGGGATTGGTCGAGACGTACTGCTCGGCCGCGCGCGTCTTGCCGATGCCGGCGCCGCCCGCCGTGACGACGATGCCCGGAGACATCTGCGCGTAAGCGAGCATGTCGAGAATCTCGCCCGACGTCGGCGTCATCTGGAAGCCGGGCTCGCGCGGCATGATGGCCGCCTGGCGCTTGCGATCGATACGGGCCGCAAGCCAGATCTGCACGTCGCCGGCGACTCGGTCGTTGTTGCCCTGGTAGGTCCCGGCGAGCCAGCCGGTGAAGGTGCCGTACTTGACGCCGGACTCGCGGGAGATATCGGTTTGGGAAAGGCCCTCGGACGCCATGATCTCGCGCACCCTGGCGCGGATCTCCTCCATCTCCTCGGGCGTGAAGGTGGTTTCGTTGGTGACTTTCAGCATGGTATCATTGCTCCTCTCCAAGAGGCCCCTCATTGGTGGGGCACGTAAAAGGGCGCGTCCGCGGGCAGGCGGCGCGCCCTATTCGTCGATGCCTGCGCGCTTCAGGGCGACGCCGGCCCGAAACGCCTTGTTGAACCAATCCTCGTCGACCGAGGCCTCGCCCTCGGCGGCCTGGAATCGCGGATAGACCACCTCGCCGGCCGGCGTCTGGCCGGCCCGCTCGGCGTCGCGCTCCGGATCCGCGACCTTCTGGAAATGCCCCTCGACCACGGTGGCCGGCCCGGCAGCGGCCGGCGCCTCGGGCGCCGGGCCGGTGGCCCCCGCGTACAGGCGGGCCCGCTCCAGCGCGTCCATGCGCTGCTCGGCGGCGACGGCCTGCTTGAGGGCCTTGACCTGGCGCTGGCGGAACTTGCCGAACTCGCGGCCCTTGGCCTGGTCGGCGAAGCCGGCGGCCTCCCATGGCTGGGCGGCGAAGAGATAGCGGCCGTCCAGCCCGTAGACGTGGACAGGCGCCCCACGCGCCCGTATTGTTTGTCGATCAGCCTGGCCAGTTCCTCGGCCTCGTCCCTGCCCAGCAGCATCACCCAGGCGCGGCGCTGGGGCTTGTTCATCCGGCGCCAGCGCTCGACCAGGCGCTGCATGGCCTTCTCCTCTCCATCGGCCTTGGCATGGCCGTCGAGACGGCCGATCGCCTCGGCGACGGTGCGCGCCGGGTCTTCCTCCTGCAGGATGAGATCGAGGATCTCCGCCTGGCGTTCCGGCGCCTGGCGCGACAGCAGATCCAGGTCCATCCGCCGATCCTCGATCGGGCTGCCAGGGATGCGCGCCTTCGAATCATCGGCGAGCCGCCCGTACATGCCGACCAGATCGGAGACCGTGTCCTTGTGCAGGCCGACCTTGGCGGCGGCGTCCTCGGAGAACGGCAGGAAATTAACCGCCATAATGGCGTTTAATTTATCTCCTTGATCTAGAAAGGTTTTTCTGCCGCCGCGCCCGCCCTTGCCGCCCTTCTTCGTCTCGGGATGCAGGTCCAGGTAGATCGTCTTGCGCTCGGCCAGGAAGGCGGCGCGCGAGAAGGCGCTGAGCCCCTGGTGGATGAGCTGCTCGTCAATCTCCAACAGCCGCCGCTCGCCGTCCGTGACGTCCCTGACGATCGCCCAGGCGCCCTCGGCGCCGATCAGCTCGAGCGCCGCTAGGCGGTGGCGGCCGTCGATCAGCTCGTGCATGCCCTCGCTGTCGAGCGGCCCTACCTCGATCGGCTTCAGCTGGCCCATCACCGGCCGGTTGTTTCCGGCCCTCTCCCTCATCGAGCCCGCCAGCACCTCGGCCCATCCCTCGTTGAGTGGCCGCAGGCGGCGGCCGACGCGGATCTTGGCAAGCGGAATCAGGACGGTCTGCATGTCTCAACCTCGTGAAGAAAAAGAGCGGCCGGCCAGGGGGGATCGGCCGGCCGCCAAGGCTTTGGAGGAAACAAGGGTGGAAAGATGCGCGGGGCGGGCCGCGTGGGGGATGATGACGCCCCGCCCCGCATCTCCTACACTCGGCGTTGCGACACAACCGAAGGGGGAGACGATGAGTAAGGTGTTTGCGCCCGCGAAGTACCTGCCGCCCACGGTCAGCGCCGATGGAAAATGGGTTACGCTGGCGTTCGTCGGCCCGGAAGGAGAGCCGTTCGGGTTCATGCTCCGGTCCCCGGACAACGCTTATCTGATCGCCGATCTTCAGCACGCCGACGCCCTCGCCAGGGAACGATATCGCGGAGCGCCTCAAGAAGCCGGCAGCCTAGTTCAGATGACAGTTCGAGAGCCGAAAACCGTCGCAGTAACGCACGAACCACTGACCGGCGCAGTGATTCTCGTGTTTGATCCCGGCACTGAGACGGAGATGGCCTTCCGGCTTCCGGCAGGAGGGGAATACACTCTGGCTGAAAGACTTCTACCGTCGTTACGACGGGGGAGAGAGACTCCAACCAGGCAGTGA